TATACAATTGGTCTTTGTTGATTATATCTGCTATATCCCGACAACTTAGTGGAGTACCCGCTTTTTTTAATACTTGAATAATGGCATCATGTAAATTCATGGTAACTAATTTTATTTTTAGCAAAAATAGGTAATTAATATAAGAAGAAAAAATTATGGCAAAAATTTATGTAGCAAGTAGTTGGAGAAACTCATATCAACAGGATGTTGTATCGTTTCTCAGAAATAAAGGTCACGAAGTATATGACTTTAGGAATCCCCCTCATGGCAATGGTGGTTTTCAATGGTCTGATATAGATCCTAATTGGCAGCAATGGACAACAGAACAATACAGAGAAGCTCTCAATCATCCGATTGCACAAAAAGGATTTAATTCTGATTTCAATGGTATGCAATGGGCTGATGTGTGCGTAATGGTTCTTCCTTGTGGTCGGTCAGCCAATACAGAAGCCGGATGGATGAAAGGTGCAGGCAAAAAGGTGATGGTTTATTCTCCGGAAAAAGAAGAACCAGAACTTATGTATAAGATATACGATTTTGTGAGTGATAGCATATTTCGTATCAATGATGAGATAATTGGAGTATAACAGAATAGAAATGAGTAAAAGTATAGTCGTAAAAAAAGCCTGCTAATTATTAATCAGCAGGCACAACTTCCAGAAAGCTGTTTAATCAAGATATTTATCTATCATCTTATTAATCTGATGGACAGCTACACCGCCAATGATTGTTATCAAAAGGAGTATTATATATTCCATTTGTTAGGATTTTATAAGTTTGCAAACTAACCTATCTTGATGACAAAGCGTAAATCTCCCACACGGAGACTTCTAACCACCTCTTCTGTTTATCTTGATAATAGCCATTCTAGTGAAAGAAAGTAGAAACCCTAGAAGTGCAGCGCAAAAGTAAGAATTATATAATTAAAAAAGTAATGAATATTGGAATATTAGCAGTCGATAGCAATTATCCTAATCTAGCTTTGATGAAGATAAGTAGCTATCACAAGGCAATAGGTGATAATGTAGAATGGTATAATCCCCTTTGTTCTTATGATAAGGTTTACATTGCAAAAGTATTTAGCTTTACGCCCGATTACGGCTATTACATCAATGCCGATCAAGTCGAGAAAGGCGGTACAGGGTATGACATAAAAAAGGTTCTTCTACCGGAAATTGATAGAATGATTCCTGATTACGATCTGTATAATGTTGATAAGAATTTGGCTTATGGCTTTTTGACAAGGGGCTGTCCTAATCGTTGTAAATGGTGCGTTGTACCTGCCAAAGAAGGAAACATCACTCCTTACATGGATATTGCGGAAGTATCTGCTGGACGAAAAAATGTGATTCTTATGGATAACAACGTACTTGCATCTGAGTACGGGTTACAGCAGATTGAAAAAATAATCTCCATGGGCGTGCGGGTTGACTTTAATCAGGGATTAGATGCCCGGCTGGTAACGGATGATATAGCCCGGTTGCTTGCAAAGGTGAAATGGATAAAGCGTATACGATTCGGTTGTGATACACCGGGACAAATCGCGGAATGTGAACGGGCTACGGCTTTGATTGATAAGTATGGTTATAAGGGCGAATACTTTTTCTACTGTATATTATTGAATGACTTTAAGGAAGCATTTACCCGCGTTAATCATTGGAGAACAAAAGGCGGGCGGTTCTTACCACATTGCCAGCCTTACCGGGACTTAAATAATCCTCATCAAATTATTCCTCAATGGCAAAAGGATTTAGCTGGATGGGCTGACAAAAAGTGGATTTTTAGAAGTTGTGAATTTAAAGACTTTACCCCGCGAAAAGGGTTTGTTTGTAGTGAGTATTTTTATTAACAAAAGAATAGAAATGTACTTTTGTTAAAAGACCAAGTTTTTTTAATGAATAAGACCAAGTAAAACCTTGCAAGTTCTTGAAGAATTATCAAGGATTTGCGTAAAACAGAAGAATAACGATTCTACTTATTGTGCCCCGGAGCATAATATCTCGCAGACTTACTGCCTGTCACTTTCTTTATTTGTCCTGGAGGAATTGTTTTATCCTTATGTGGGTGAACCCTCACCGACATACATGAAGTAATGTTAAGGCATAATGATATGCAGAATAACGTAAGTAGTAATTTGGTTCTCATATAATCTATTTTTTTATTAAACAAGTAGTAACAAAAAAAGTTTGGAACAATGAAAGCAATAACAATAAAGCAACCGTGGGCCTCATTAATCGTTCATGGTATCAAGGATATTGAGAACCGGAGTTGGCGAACAAATTTCCGTGGACGTGTCCTTATTCATGCTTCCGGTTCCCATGGTAGAAAGTTTAGCGTTGACCTAACTGATGCGCAGTCAAAGGCAGCATTTGCTACAATAGCTAAAGAAACCATGTTTGGAAATATGCCTTTTGGCTCCATCATCGGTAGTGTGGAGATTGTAGACTGTGTGCAAAACCATCCATCCATTTGGGCGGATAAAGGTGTATATAATTGGGTATTGGCTAATCCTATTCTATTCCCTGAACCTATCCCGGTAAAGGGGAAATTATCATTTTGGGAATATGATAGAATCCAGGAACCTGAATCAGACGGGTATCACAAGAATTGTATGTGTCGTATATGCGTTGATGAAAAAGTCCAAATAACGAGTATGGGGGATTATTTTGTATGCAGATATTGTGGTGGACGTTGGTATAAGTAATTTTGATGTTGAACCTGGGTGTATCGGTTATCTGATACATCCTTTTATTTTTGTGATGATGAAAGTAGTTGTAACCGGCAGTGAGGGATTTATTGGTAAAGCCCTTTGCCGAGAATTAGCAAAAAGAGGTGTTGAAGTCATAGGACTTGATCGAAAGTGTGGTACTGAAGCTACGGAAGTATGCGAGCTCCTGAAGAATGGGGGGATTGATTGTGTGTTCCATTTGGCGGCGCAAACCAGTGTGTTTAATGGAAACCTGGAACAAATCAGGAGAGATAACATTGATACTTTCATGCGAGTAGCTGATGCTTGCAATCAAAATCATGTGAAGTTAATATATGCCAGTTCGTCAACGGCTAATCCGGAGAATATCACTTCTATGTATGGAATAAGCAAGTATTTCGATGAACAGTATGCATCTATCTATTGTAAGGCTGCGACCGGGTGCCGGCTGCATAATGTATATGGACCTAATCCGCGAAAAAGAACTCTTCTCTGGTTCCTGATGGAAAAGGAAAACGTGTCATTATACAACTGTGGTCAGAATATCCGGTGCTTCACTTACATAGATGATATTGTTGAGGGACTTATCTATGCGGTGGGCTGTAAACGTCAGCTCATCAACATCTGTAATGTTCAGCCTGTGACTACTATGTATTTTGCATCTTTAGTAAAATACTACAAACCGATTGAAATAGAGTTGATTAATAAAAAACGAGATTTTGACAATTTGGAGCAATCGGTGAACCGGGATATCTATTTAGTACCTTTGTCTTACACATCTGTCGAGGACGGAGTAAAGAAGATTTTTGATGAAAGGAAAGGGAAAGATATGTCGTATTGATGACTGGGATAAGCTGGAAGCGGTGAAAGGTAAGAGCTGGTCTCATCAGGAACGGTTATGTGATTTGAGAGAAAAGGTGTCACTTCATAAAAAGGGTGATATCTATTACATCTCCCAGTTCACCCGTTCCAAGACCGGTACCAGCTTTTCAGAAATTAAACAGTCGGAGGAACTTGCATCATTCTTTGCAGAGAGAGCGTGTGAGTTTCTCCGCCGCTTCATTGTAGGGGGATGTGAAGGATGGTGTATAGTCACCACACCGCGACGGAGACACTACGAGGGCTTTCATTTTGCAACCTCTATCTGCACGAAAATAGCTGGGGCGGTGAAAATACCATTCTATGAGAATGCAATCCAGTGCCTAACTAAAGATAGATTGAATCCGGAATTCTTTCTTCTTCGTCCGATAAAGGAAAAGAAGATAATAGTGTATGATGACATATTAACAACCGGCAGTACATTACTTGCCACCTATGAGCTTTTAAGAGATAGAGAGCAGCTTCTTTTTCTCATAGGAATAAACAATAATTGATATGGGAAAGCAAGAGAAACCATTAACATTCAAGCAAGAGAAATTCTGTAAATACTACGTTGATACAGAAGGTAATGCTAGTGAAGCATATAGGATGTCTTATGATGCGTCAAAGATGAAACCTGAAACAATTTGGAGTGCTGCTAGCAGATTGTTAGCCAATAGCAAGGTTAGTGCAAGGATAAGTGAGATTAAGCAACAAAGGGCGAAAGAGACTGAAGTGGAGAGGAAAACGGTCGAGAAGGTATTAATGGATATTGTACTCGCTGATCCCGATGATTTACATTATGTAGACCCTGTTACCGGGAAAACAAAGATGAGAAGTCCGTCCCAACTTCCAAAGCGTGCCCGCAATGCGTTGAAGAAGATTCAGAATAATAGAGGAGTGGTTAATTATGAGTTCAACGGCAAGACAGAAGCCGCCCGGATTCTTGGTGCCTGGAATGGATGGGAAGCCGATAAGAATGTCAACATCAAAGGTGGAGACGGAAATAAAGTCGGTGAACTTCGTATCGGATTTGAAGATAATGAGAATTCGGAAGAATAGAACAATTTGAACTGCAAAATCCGGTATTCACCCTACGGGGAAACCTTACTTTTAGAACAATATGGTTATAAATTATAAGAAGCTAAATCCTAACGGATTCTATCTATTGAAGTACTTGAATGATGAGACTATCCGTTTTATCATTCTCTATGGAGGTTCATCTTCCGGTAAGTCGTACAGTGTGGCACAAACAATACTGATACAGACATTACAGGACGGTGAGAACACTCTTGTTATGCGTAAGGTAGGAGCTTCTATTCTCAAAACCATTTATGAAGATTATAAAGTCGCTGCGGCCGGTCTTGGCATATCCCATTTGTTCAAGTTCCAACAGAATACTATTAAGTGTCTGGTTAATGGTGCGAAGATAGATTTTTCCGGTCTTGACGATCCGGAAAAGATAAAAGGTATCTCCAACTATAAGCGTGTTCAGTTAGAGGAATGGTCAGAGTTCGAGCATCCGGATTTCAAGCAGCTACGTAAGCGTTTGCGTGGTAAGAAAGGGCAGCAGATTATTTGTACCTTTAATCCGATCAGTGAAAGCCACTGGATAAAGAAAGAGTTCATTGATAAAGACAAATGGCATGATGTACCGATGACGGTTACCATTGCCGGCAAAGAGTTGCCGAAAGAACTTACCAAGGTCAAATCCGTAAAGAAGAATGCACCCAGGCAAATACTTAATCTTCGTACTAAGCAAATCGAGGAACAGGCACCTAATACAGTTATTATCCAATCTACCTATTTGAATAATTTTTGGGTGGTCGGTAGTCCTGACGGTGCGTATGGTTTCTATGATGAGCAATGTGTTGCCGACTTTGAGTATGATAGAGTTCACGATCCGGACTATTACAATGTGTACGCATTGGGAGAATGGGGTGTCATTCGTACCGGTAGTGAGTTCTTCGGTTCCTTCAATCGTGGCAAACATTCCGGTGAACATAAGTATGTTCCGGACTTACCTATTCATATCTCTGTCGATAACAACGTGCTTCCGTATATCAGTGTATCATATTGGCAGGTCGATTTCACAACTGGTACCAAGGTTTGGCAATTCCATGAAACGTGCGCTGAAAGCCCAAACAATACAGTAAAGAAAGCCTCCAAACTTGTTGCAAAGTATCTGAAATCTATCCAATATTCTGATAGGTTATATGTACATGGTGATGCATCAACGAAAGCGGCAAAC